GTGACGGCCCCACGATCATGCCAGGGCAGGGCACGGCGCATCTCGGGAACTTCGCTGCATTGCGGATGGTGCTGGGGCTGTAGGTTCGTCATGTCCGCAGCACCGACACCGAGAACGACTCTAGGTACACCCAGTCCGTACCCGAATCGGAGCTTCCCGCCATCGCGAACGTCGCCCCGCTGAGGTCTTGGGCGGAGAAGTAGAAGCCCCCCGAGGTAAATGTTCCGCCGATCATGCCCTGAGTGAATATGCCACGCGCCGTACTGCCGACGCGCACAATACTCCCTTGAACCGACCAGCGCCCATTAGCCGCCGCTGCTACGGTCATCTCGATGGCGATAGCCCCATTGACTAGGAGATAAACGTACTTCGCCTGCGCGGTTCCCGACGTGTAGCCCGTCGCCAGAAAGTCGACGGTGTTTCCGTCGGCCAGCGTTGGCAGCGTCGTCGTCCGCAGCACCGCGGCCGCCACGCTCTGCGTTCCCACCAGCGTGGCATTGCTGTACTGCACGGTCGCGATCTTCCGCGCCGTCCCATCCGCATTGAGCTGGAACGCGGTGTGATAGAAGACCGGGTTCGTGCCCGTCGCCGTGAAATCCAAGTAGGAGATCGAAGGCGTTCCACCCGTCCACGACCCACCCATTAGAATCCCGTACTTCGGCGAGGACGCCGCGTCCTGCATCGCCCCGTTGATCAGCAGCCCCACGTTCGCGCTGATGGCCGAGAGTTGCGCGACGGCCATCTGGCTCGCCACGATCAGCGAGAAGGGGCTGACGTAGGTCACGCCGCTGGGGTTCGTCGCCGCGGTGGCCGCGCTGTAGGCCGTGTAGGAACTCGCGCCGTACTGGAGCCGCACCTTGTAGGTGTAGGTGCTCGCAATCGTCAGCCCCGAATGCACCACCGCCTGCCCGGTGGTCACGATGGCGTTGGTCGTGTAGCCGCCGCCGTTCACGCTGTAGTCGATGACGAACGCACTCCCTGCGGGCGGTGCGCCGCTCATCGTCACGGTCATGCTCTGATAGCCGGGCGTCAGCGTCGGGGTGGCGGGCGCCGCGGGTGAACCGGACCAGGAGGGCGCGACGTAGGCGAAGGTTGCGGCCGTCCCATCGGCGAGCGTTGCGGCCGAGAGCGCGGAGGTCGCGAGCGCGTTGTAGAACGTCTTCGGCTGCCACTTGCTCACGGCGGCGTTCCACCACGGGATCTGATCGGCCGACGGCGCGGCGGTGGAGTCGAAGGTGCCGAACGAGTTGATCGTCAGGTCATTGGCGAACAGGTGCCACGCGCTCGCCCCCGCCGCCGTGTAGGTGACGACGCCCGCGCTGCTGACACCGATGCTCAGGTAGTTGTTGACATTGTACTCGGCCGAGACCTGCGGCCCGGTCGTGCTGCGGCCAGCGAGCACCGAGCCGATGGTCGCGCCACCCGCGAACAACGCCGTGCCGAAGTACCCCGTCCGCGGTTGGGAGGTGGCGGGGGCGTCATCAAAGGCGCGGATGTCCCCGAGATAGAACTGCGCGGTGTCGGCGGCGACGGCGGCGGCAGGCTGCACCTGAACGCGCATGACGTGAGAAGCCACGACATCGAAGAGCAGGGCCGTCACCCGCCAACCCGTGTCCTCGGCCACGCACGAGAGAAGCGCACCCGCGCCGTTGACGGTCACGACCGGCGTGGCCACCGTGAAGTTGATGACGAGCGAGAGGCGCCGCTGGCTGTAGGCGTCTTCCACAACGTTGATGACGTGGGCAGCGTAGGCCGACGAGCGTGCCATCAGGAAGGAGAACCGTTTATGCCCGTTCGTTGTGAACGAGAACGTACGGCCGAACCCCTCGATGCTCCCCGCGTCGTCGTCCCCAATCAGGTCCAACGGGATGCCGTTGACCGTGATGGCCGCTGCCGTGCGTGTCGGCGTGCCGCTCAGTGTCCACGCGGGGGTGTCGCCGACCGTCGTCCAGTGGATCAGTGCGGTCGTCAGTCCCGTGGCGCTACCGACATCATAGAGATTGTGGACGGCGAAGGTCGCGGGACCCGCGAAGACCGGAGCGGTAAACCGCGCCGTACCATTGACCCCGAGCGCGTAGGCCGGGAAGTCGGTCTGCCCAGTCGAGCCACCGACTTGCGTTAGACCGTTGTGCGTGAACGACGCGATTTTGTCCGACCCCGAGACCCACTTGAGGAGGCCCGCATAGCGCCCGATGGGGCCGTCTAGCACCGTGAGTCCCACCGGGGTTCCCGCGATCTTGAGCGGGTAGCCGGTCGCGTACGTGTCCTCACCGATGTTCGGTCGGAGCGTGAGGTAATTGGTGTCCGTAATGACAATGCCATCCACGCTATACGGCGCCGACAAGGCGGAAACGACGCTGCACTTGATGTCGAGGACATTGGTGCTGGCGCCCGAAATCGTCATTCCCGAGGTAATGTTCCCCTCGGCGCCGCAGACGAGTGTCACAACCGCGGTCGGATACTCGTAGGCCCCGGCGGGCTTCGAGATGACATACCCGCTGCCGCCGTTGCTGTCTGAGGCCAAACTGTGCCCACTCGAATACGTCCAGCCCGAGATGTCCCACCCGTGCAGGACGTTGTCGTGTGCGTAGCAGTCCTGCACATGGAGCAGGGTACTGAACCCCCGGAAGACGAACCCCGAGGCCCCAGAACTTCCGACGTTGCAATGCCGGATGGAGCCGCCCATGATGTTGCCGAGGTAGTAGCCCCCGTAGAGATGCAGCACGTTTAGGTCATCGAGGTCTACCCGAATAGCGGAGTCGTTCGAGTAGAGCCAGATGCCCGCGCCGGAGGTATGCGTCACGCCGAGCGCAATGGTGACGCGGAAGCCGCTCAACCGGAACGTCGGCGTGGGTGACATCCCAGCGGCGAGCGTCCCGTTGCTGAGGACGTTCCCCGTCGTCGCCGTGTAGCAGAGTTCGGTACACTCTGACCCCGCGCCCCGAATCGTGATCCCTCGCCGCATCAAGAGCGGTGCGGAGATGAGATAGGTCCCCACCGGGAGAACGACCGCGCCACCCCGGTTGACGTGAATCCACGCCGCGTCGGCTGCGCTCGGACAGGCATCGAGCGCCGCCTGAATCGCCGCCGTGTCGTCTGTGAGCCCGTCGCCCACCGCGCCATAGGCTTTGACGTTGAACTCCGGCGACGCCCGCGCCACCCAGGCGCCACCGCTCCACGACAACTGATCGTTGACCGTCGCGCCAGGGGCTAGGGCGATGCCCCCCACCAGCATCTCGCTGAGGCGCCGCAGGGTCAGGCCGTCGATGTCCGAGAGAATCATGCGCGCAGCCCCTCATGTTGCCGTGCCCGGACGTTGCCCGCCGCACAGACGAGGAGCGCGCGGAGGTCCGTCCATGTCAGCCGCGCGGGAATCAGCGGCAGCAGTTCCGGCTCCCGCTCCTCCAGCTCGCCGATCCGCAGGGCGGCGAGTTCAAGCTCCTCGGCACACCGCGTACACGCCATACTAACACGCCGCGTGGTACTTCACGAGTGTCGTCTGCGGGCCGCTGTCCACCGTTGCGAGGACCGTTCCAGAGGGGGACTTCATCACGATCCTGCCCGTCCACGTCCGCGAACTGCCGCCCGCATCGTCGTAGTAGTTCGTCTCCTGCCAGGTGTAGGTCGGCGTGGGCGCCAGCAGACTGAGGGCGAGCGGCAGGAAGCCCCCGCTGCCAATCTCGCCGTAGAAGTCATAGGTATACCCCGTGTCATCCCCCGTGACGCTCGGCACGATGTCCCAGGCGTGCGGCGCGCAATCCGGGGGCGCCGTGCCCGCCTGCTCGTTGCCCAACGCCACGGAGGTCAACGTCGCCGGGCTCGCGGTCGTCATCGAGACTGGCCCATCGAGCGCCGAGGCTTGACCATTGATAAAGTGATCCACCGCAACCAGGTAGGCGGTCGCCGCCGCCAGGCCGGGGATCGTCCACCCCTGCGCGTCCACACCATTCGGCGGCTCGGTATGGATCACCACGCCGTTGAGCCAGACGCGCGTTGCCGAGAGGTGATCGCCGTTGTTGTTCCACGTGATCGGCTGCGTGGTCTGCGTCGCGGTCCCCGCTGCCAGACTGGTCGGCGCGGCGCTCGGCGGCGCCCCGAACGCCACCATCTGCGTGACAATGACGGCCGTGGGCGCGTCCCGCGCGCCATCTTCTGTGTACCCGACAAGCACCGCGAACTTGTGGAATTCTGCGGTCCCCGCGACCCGCTGGACCGCCACACCGGCCGGGAAATCGCTGGCGTTGAGCGTGAAGCTGTGATCGGCATCATTCAAGGTCGGGGCGTATCCGCTCGGGGCCACGTTCTCCAGCACGTAACCCTCGACGCGGTAGCACTTCGGCCCGAAGGTCACCTGATAGCTAACCGAGGTTTCATCGTGGGTCACCGCATACGTGAAGGGTGCCGGCTTCACAAGTTGCACGTCCAGGCTGGCGGTGCAACTCCACGGCGGATCGCTATCGCTCACGACCCCGATGGCGGTCAGGGCGCGGATCTGCACCGTCCACGTGTCCCCGTCCGTCGCCACGCCCACGTAGGTCTGGAGAGAGCCGTCGCCCCCGATCATGTCGGCGCCGATATACCCTTCGTGCCGCCACGTCGCATCCACGGGCACCGCGGGATCGCCGCAGACCGTGCGCTGTGCCCAGAGTTCGTACTGCTGGACGCGGCTATCACCCGAGGGAAGCCAGCGCGCCAAGATGCGGGGGTCGCTCGTCCCGGCCGAGAGCGCGAGCCCTGTGGGCGCATCGGGTGGGACAAACGGGTTGACCAGCGAGGTATCCACCAGCTTCGGGCACCCGGGCACCAGATCGTAGGTGTAGGCGGCGGCGTTGTACTCCAGGAGGGCGAAGCCTACCTGCATGCTCTCCAGCAGCCGGACGCGACGCACCCAGAAGTCCTTGCCCACCCACCCCGGCGTGTCGTAGGTCAGGGGCACCACATCGGCGATGCCCAGCCCCATGGCGGACTCCAAGGCTATCAGAGCAACCCCACGGCCGTTCCGCCATTCCTTGAGCGCCACCATGGCGATCTGCTCGCACATGTGGCGGTCATTCGTGAACGGCAACTCCAGCGGCTTCTCGAACTTGAGCCCTTGGTCCGCGAGCAGGTACGGGTTGGTGGCATCCACGGGCGGATAGAGGAAGCTGTTGGGCTGCCAGTTGTTCGCCGCGTCGATGAACGAGATCCGGAGGACGTTCGGCGCCTTCGTCCCTCCCGGCAGCGTGGTCCGGATGTCCCCCGTCACGTTGTCTGGCGTCAGCGCGAAGCTGGAGGGGGTCACCGCGCGGCGCGTGAAGAGGCGATACTGCCCCGCCTGGTAGAAGAGTTCCGCCCGACTCGCCGTCAGCAACTGCTCCATATTGCTGCGCACCGTGCGGCTGGTATCCACCATACCGTCACAGCGGAAGGTCTCCTGCTGGCGCGCGAACTCCACCGTGGCGCCTGTCTGCGCACCCCCCACGCTGAAGGCCACCGCGTGCCCGGTGCCATCGTCCACCGTGAAGTTATTGGCGTCGATCTTCGCCAGCACCTTCTGGTGGCCGAGCACGGTCGGCGTGGTCACGGTGTCCAGGAAATAGATGTCTTGAGCCGCAGCGAACGGATGGCCCGTGACGTTCACATATCCCGTCACGGTCGAGACGGCAGCCACGGTCCAGGCTCCCGTGTCTTTCGGCACCCACTGCGCCTGCACCACCAGGGCACCCGTCAGGTTGTCTGCCCCGTCGCCACACATGGTCGCCTCGCCCGCGATGCCGCCGGCCGCGTTGGCGTCATAGACCAGGGCATCCGGCGCCCCGCGCCCGTACCGCAGGCTCGTCAGGTAGTCCCGCTGGCAGAGCGCGGCGTTCGCCGAGTAGCCGACGACGCCCACCGTGCCGCCCGTGCCGCCCACGGAGACGTTAATCGGGAGCACGATGGTCGAGCCAGTCGTCCCCGCCTGACAGCGGTAGACGCCATTGAGGTTCGGCGTGCTGCCAGCATGGCCGAGGATCCGCACGAGGTCGCCCGGGCTCCGGCCGTGCGCCGTCCCCGTGGTCAGGTGCGTCGGGTTCGCCGCGCTCGAGGAAGTGATCGCCACCGCCGTCCGCGGGTCGTAGACCTTCTTCCCCCGGACGATCACCGTCACCTGCGGAACGCTCGACCGGAAGCGGGCGCTGTCCCACTTGAGTTTCAAGACGATGTAGGCGATGCCCTTCCCAATCGGTGCGGGGCTCGCAAGGCCGGCGTCCGGGGACCACTCTGGGGCGTGCGCGACCAGCGAGTTGGTCCCGGAGCCCGCGTACATCGGGACGCCGCCTTCGTCCTCGCCGGCCTGCCAGCCGCCGAGGTGCTGGTCCTGGTCGTCCGCGCCGACGTACTTGACGTAGCCGAGATAGCCCTGGTAGCCCGGCGTGTTCCGGCGGACCTTCTGCACGGAATACCCAGGATCTGTGTAACTCGGATCAGCGTACCCTGGGAGCGTGAAATTGTGGTCATCCTGCACCTCGTAGACCACATAGGCGTGCGTCCGGGTATTGAAGCCGATGTTTATGAGCTGGAGATCGACGTTATCGCCCGGCGCGTAGTCGTGCGCTGCGCCGGTCGTGACATGGAGCAGATTGTCCGCTGTGACCGGGATGCTCGATGCGCCGAGCCAGCCGGGCTGGTTCGGCCGGATCGTGCCGTTGGCATCTACCGCGAGCGCGCCCCCGACATAGATCTCGTCAAAGCCGCCGATCTCGCCGAGACAGGCCCCGCCCACGTACCAGAGCCACTTGTTGCCGCCCTCCGCCGTGACGTAGGCGAGATGGCAGCCGAGGCGTACCTTCCCGTAGCAGACCGGATAGTAGGCCGTCGGGCTCGCCACCATCTGCTCGCGGTTCTGGTGCAGCAAGGCGGGCTGCGTGAGGCCACGAATCAGCGCGCCCAGTTCCGTCTCCAGGCCGAGCTTCGTGAGCGCCGTCGAGGCGGCGAAGGCTCCGCCGAACAACTCCGTGCTGCCAGCCAGCCCCCCGGGGCCGAGCAGGAGGCCCGCGCCAATCTCCGCGCCGCCGACCAGCAGCGATTCGAGGAAGTTCGCCATCTAGCGCACGCCCCGCTGGCCGCTCGTCGCCAAGCCGCCCCGCTGCTGGAGCGGCAAGTTCATGTCGACGGCGAAGATGGTGTCGCCCCACTGGAAGCGCTTGGTCGGCAGTTGTGCGACGTACTGGAAAAAGGTATCGAACTTGAACAGGTGCTCCAGCGTTGCCCCCGCCGCCACCGCCGGCTGCTCCGGCTGCGACTGATGTGAGGCCAGGTTGCTCTGGATGCCCCGCACCTGATTCAGCGCCCCGAAGAGGTCCACCACGCGCGTCTCAATCGTCGCGCTCGGCGTCTCCGTAATGTCCGTCGGCCGGTGATCCTCGCACAGCCAGTCCTCATTCAGATAGCCGCAGACCAGCAGCGTCGGGCTTGCCACCACGGCCCAGGTGGCGTCGAAGTGGCAGCGCCACACCGAGGCAAGACACCCCACGCAGGGGTTGAGTAGCACGGCGGCAATCACCGTCTGGTTTACGGCGGAGAACTTGAGCGGCGTACCCGAACCGCCAAAGTCGCCCGACTCCGCTACCTCGCCGAAGGACAACTCCCCGCCGATGGCAGAGAAGGTGTAGGGGCCGTCCACCGAGCCATCGGGCCGCGTCACGCCGGCGGAGACGTTGACCGGGGCCGTGGTGAGCCGGATCGTCCCGCCCGTGAATTGCAGCTCGATTAGGTGTGTTGCACGTGCAACTTCGGCCGCCACCTCCGTCTGGACGCCACTGGTCAGGGCGCGGCTCACGGCATCTCCGCGAACGTCAGCGTCAGGTTCACCAAGTACTCGACCGTGCTGATGTCCGGTTTCTGGATCGCCACCAACCGGGCGCGGAAGAGCACGCTGCCGGGCGTCGCATTGATCGTGAGTGCCGCGTCGTCGGCAGGCGAGGAACCGGCGGGGATCGGGGGCTCGATCGCCAGCGTTGTCGCTCCGGCCGCTGTATTCGGTGCATCGGCGGTCAAGACAAAGACCGGGTTGAGACCGGCGAGGGTGAAGATGTCCCCCGCCTTGAGTTGGGGATTATGCCCGTCCGTCCACCCATCGGTGACCAACGAAGCCCCCGTCTGGCTTGCGCCCGCGACGAGCGGCGCCCCCACGCCAGCCCCGAAGAGCGTCTGGCGCTGGGGATGGGCGAGCGTGAAGATCGTGCCCCGCGCCTTCGCCTGCTCCAGAAAGGCGAGCCAGCCCTGCACGGCCTGCGCCGTCGCGGCCAACGCCACGCTCTTGGCATGAACCAGCAGCGGCGGGTACGACTCGCTCCAGACGTGCCCGATCGTGCCGAGGTCACGGAGCTGCGTCTTCCCGGAGAGGCCGACGCCCTCCATGACCGCCGGCCCCAAGGGCCAGGTGGCGCTCTGCGGCTGGCACAAGCGGGGGAAGGCGGTCACTGGTTCCCCGCCATGTAGTCCGTCAAGCGCCCGCTCTTCATAATCCCTTCGGCCGCCAGCCCGGAGATCAAGTCCTTATGCTTCCGGAGCATCCGCGCCGTGTCCTGCGGCTCGTTGGTGCGGAGGTCCACATGCACGGCGCTCGAGAAACTGTGACCGCCGCGGGCGCTGCCACTCCCGAACTGCCGCTCCATCTCGCGCGAGAGCGTGACGGCTGGCACGGGCGGCAGCGCCAGCGCGGCGCTCAGGGCGCGCTGTTGCGCCAAGCGTCCCAAGATGTCGGGCCCCATCGGCGGCGCGACAAACCCCGCCATCTCAGTCTTATCCTCGCCGCGGCCCAGTAGCTGCCCGATGCCGTACTCCCCCAAGGCGCGGAGTGCCCCGCCGAGGTTCCCCGAGGTCAGCTCACGGAACGCACTTGTGAAGAGCCCCTTGAGCGCCTCCACATGCGTCCGCGTCAACTCCTGGCGCCGCTCGTACTGCCGCTCCAGGTTCTTAGACCCCTCCTCCATGATGCGCGCCTGCGCGCTCTCCAGTTCCCGGAGTTCGGCGACCTGCTGTGTCTGGAGTTTCCTCAGCGCCTCCGCTTGCAGTTCGGCCGCCTTCTTGGCACGGGTCAGGGCGTCGATCTCCGAGGTCAGGGCTTGCGCGTGGGCCAGGGTGGCGCGGCTCGCGCCCGCCGTCCGCAGCTCGTAGGTCTGAATCTCCGCCTGCGTCATCCCGAAGGTGGCGCGCTCGCGTTCCAGGGCACGAATCGTTCCGGTGATCGTCTCCTCGTGCCGCTTCGTGACTTCGGCCGCCCGGTTGCGCGCCTCGTTCGCCTGGTTGATGGCCTCCGTCTGATTCCGCGTGTCGATCGCTTCCTGCACCCGCTGCCGGGCTTGGGCCTGCACCGACAGTTTCGAGAGGTCGTCGCCGAACAGAAACGCCTTGACCGCGTTGAGCCGGTCGATCCACTCCACGTTCGGCCCGTTGGCCAGCTCCGTCTTGAGCTGCGCCATGCTCTCCCGCAGCCGGTCCTGCTTGACCTTGAGGCTCTCCATCGCGTTCAACGCCACGGTGTTCTTCTCGATGAACTTCTGCTCCGTCGCGGCATACTCCTCCGCGGCGTGGCTCAAGAGGTGCCACGCCTCCACCGCAGCCGTCACGGCCACTAGCGTCCACCCCAGGCGCGGCAGGAGGCCCATCAGGCCGAACTCGACGCTGCGCAGCCCCAGGGCACCCCGGGACGCCCCAGACGCCATCATGCCGAGCCCGAAGGCGAGCCGGCTGGTGCTGTGCTCTGCGGCGGTGGAGACTTCCGTCAGCCCGCCGCCCACTTGCCGGATGACCCGCCCCGCGGCGTTCGAGGTGGCCGACAGCCGACCGATCGTGTTGTCGGCGAGCACGCCCTGCGTGGCGAGTTCGGCGGCATCGGCCTTGATCGTGGCGGCGGCGGCGCCCAACTCCTGCATGGAGATGGCGCCGAGGGATGCGGCCTGCTTGAGGGAGACGAGGCGGGTTTGGAGCAGGGTAGCAGCTTGGGCGCCGGCCTCCATAGCGGCCTTCGCGCCCTGGGTGGCGCGGGCGCTGGACAGCATCGCGTCCTGAAACTCGGCGGTCTGCGCGCCGATCTTGGCAACGAGGCTGGCGATCGTGGTGGTGGCCATCAGCTACCGCTCGGCCCGGGCGCGGACGTCGGCTTCCATCGCTGCGGCCTCCGCTTCCTGGCGTTCGAGTTCATAGAAGGCCAGCCACCGCTGCCGCAGGTCCGCGGACATGCTGCGCAGCAGGGCGTCCACATCCCAGATCCCGAGGTCACGGGCGAGTCGGAAGCCGAAGAGCTCGCCGACCCGCCGCGTCAGTTTCCCTTCACACCCTCCAGATCCTGCATCCCCGACAGCTTCAGGCAGACGGGGAAGATCCGGTCGAGTACGGCGCCAGATTTCCCGGCCACCAACTCGACCTCGGCGTCCGTGAAGATCCGCGCACCGGCGTCGTCCACCACACACCGCGCCACGAGCTGGGCGCGGAAGTTGGCGACGAGCAGCTTGCCCTTGCCATCGAAGCAGACGGCGTTGAACGTGTCCTGATCCGTGGCGGAGAGCCCACGGAGCCGAACCGCGCCGCCCCACTCCGGCACCTCCATGTCTTGCGTCGGCCGATCCTCGGCCGCCAGAATCGCATCCTTGGTCAGCATCGGTCCCCCTTACGAGGTGGCACGCAGGAGCGTGGCTGCCGTCCCGCCTGCCGGCTTGAAGACGGCCTTGACGGGCGAGATGCCGCCCACGGCCACCGTCAGCGGCGGTGCGCTCTCAAGCATCGCTTCGAAGCTGTAGCACGGGTTGGTCGGCGAGGTCGTGGCGTTGACCGGGTTGATGGCCACTGGGAACGCCGCGACGCCCGGCCCGACCAGCGGGAAGAGGGTCTGGTTCACCTTCCCGCTCGCCTCGTCCTGGTAGAAGTCCACCTCCACGCCGCTCACCTTGAGCCCGGGCAGGAAGTTGTCGGTGTCGTCGCCCATCTTGGTCGCCGTCTCGCTCTTGGCCCCGTGGGCGATCGTCACCTGACGGGCGTGGTCCGAGAGATCGACGCTGTTCACGACGATCTTGCAGTTGGAAAGGACGGTGATGGCCACAGGGCAGCTCCTTTACTGAATGCCGAGAACGACAACGAACGTGAACGAGGGCGAGGTGCCCGTGATCGTGTAGCTGATGCGCCAGAAACCGTCCGTGATGGCTCCCGGCCCCAAGGGCGTGGCCCACGCTGCACCAACGCCGCTCTGCGTGGGAATCACGATGCGGTCGCTCGGGGAGCCGAAGCCGACCAAGGCGGCTGACTGGATCTTCACGGCCAGGGTTGGGCCGGCGCTTCCGCTCATCGCTAAGACGTGCAGCGCCGCGTAGACGGACTGTGCTACGGTGGGGCCGGGGATGGTCAGCACGGGGCCGGTGCCGTTGGCGGTGTCCGTGCGGTTCCCGGCGACGACGCCGTGGATCAGGCTGCTCTGCGCCTCCGCGTCGAAGCTGCCCTTGGGCACACCGCCCACCGTGAAGCCCGGCTTGTAGCTGCTGCCCTGCATCTTCCCCGTGTAGGCCGCTTGGCCTTCCGCGCCCGTCAGCGGCCCCACGGACATGATGATCCCGCTCGCGGCCGCGCGGGCGAACAGCACCTCATCGACCAGCCCCGTCCCCGCCTCGTAGAGCACCTCGTGGGCGGCCTTGAACTGCTTGAGGCCGGGGACGAAGTTCTCCGTGTCGTGCGTGAAGGCGGTCACCACCTCCGCCTTCGCCCCGTAGGAGAGGCCGAGTTTGTTGGTGTGCCCAGAGAGGTCGTAGCCGTCCACCCAGAGGCGGCAGTTCGTCAGCACCTGGACGCTCATGTCACCCCCACCGCTTCGAGATCCTGCGCCAGCGCGTTCGCAATCAGGTCCACGATCGCGTCCCGATTGACATCTAGGGCGGGCCGCAGGAACGGCCGCTCCTCCGCGCCGGGATGGACAACCTTTCCGTGCCGCTCCTCATGTGGCCGCGTCCCAAACTCCACCATCACCGCGTACCACCCCAGATGCCGCTCGCAGCCGATGGCCCACTCGGCCCCGAGCCGGTCGGCCATCGTCTCCTCGGCGAAGAGGCTCCGCAGCAGCCGCTCATCGCTGCGCTTGGGCACCAGCCGCTGCGCCGTCTCCAGCACCAGCTGGGCCGCTGGCTGAATCGCGGCGCTCACCGCCTCCGGGCTCAACGCCTCCGCGCAGCGCGTGAAGGCCGCCTCCAGCTCCTCGAAGCCCTGCCGCGGCCCCGTCGTCCAACTGATCGTGATGCTCATCAGTTGGCGTGGAACACGAGGAAGTCCTGCGCCACATGATAGAGCAGCGCATCGGCATCAAACGGCATGTCGATCTCCAGCTCCTTCAGCACATCCCAGATCACCACACCCCCGCTGATGGTTCGGAAGCGGCTCAAGGCCGTCGCCGCATCCCGCGCCGCCGTCTTCGCGGTGGCGTAGCGGTCCGCCCACGCGGAGACTTGCCAGCGGCTGATCTGGACGTTCGGATCCTCACCCATCGCGTGCGTCACCGTCTCACTCACCAGCTTGTAGGTGAGGAACGGGTAGGCCGCGCCTTGGGCCGCCTGCACGGGGTAGACGCGCGTGCCGTAACTCGGAGTCCCCGTCAGGAGTTGTGCCTGAAGCACCTCGTTGACGACGCTCATGTGCCCGCCGCCTGGCGCTCGAGCACCAGCATCAGGAGCCGCCGCCGCCGGCTGTCGGGGTCATTGGCCGTCTGAATGTCCCCCGTGTGTGTGCCCCAGAGCAGCCGCATCTTCGGCACGACGCCGGGGATGAAGCGCGTGAGCACGTCCCACCACTGGTCGGCCTGCCGCCGCTCGCCAGCCTCGATCTCCCGCGAGCCCCGCGTCACCAACGCCGTCGTGGCCCACGCGGTGGCGAACGGCTGCCAGTTCTCCAACTCCTGGCCGCTGGCGTCCTGTGTGCCGGCGGCGAGGTTGACCTGAATCGTGATGAGGGTGCGGAGTTTGCCGGCCTGGAGCGGCCCCTCCAGCGTCAGGGCCATGGGCTACCCCCTCCGGGCGCGCGGCTCCGGGCGCTGGGTGTGGGCGGCGACCTCAGACGGTCCCACGGCGGCCGTCTCCAGCACTGTTTCGGTCCGCACGGCGATCCCATCGGCCAGGAGCGCCTTGGCAACGCTGTCCGCGACCTCCGAGACATCCCCGGGGGCCACCGTCGGGCGGCCCCAAGGGGTCCAAGGCTTGAGGAAGCGGAGCCGCACCCGTTAGCCCTCGGCCGGAGCTTCCGGGGCCACAGGGGCCACGGGGGGCGCCTCTGGGACCTCCGGAACAGGCTCCACGACCGGAGCGACCGGGACGGGGGCCACTGGCCCTATGCGCGTCGGCGCGACGATCTGTTCGGGATCCTTGGTGGCCATGGTCAGTTCTTGAAGCGCGCGTTGCCGCGGACGATCACGCCGGAAATGGTCATCGTGTCGTTGGCGGTCCCCGCCCGAGCGAGCAAACGCAGGTAGCGCTTGGCGCCGTGGTAGCCCACCTGAAGGGCCGGGGCCGAACCTCGCGCCAGCGTGAAGGTGTCCGCGTACACGGAGTCGATGTTGTTCCACGTCAGATCCGCGACGGCGGAGTCCTGGAGCACGACGTAGCGCCGGGTGCCGGCCGCGATGACCATGAAACCACGATTCACGAGGCCGAAGGCCGAGGCGTAGTTCGCCAGGTCCACCGTGCTTCCGGTGCATGCCGAGGCGACGCAGAGCTGCGGCGGGATCGTGGTGGCCGTGGAGATGTTGGCCGACAAGTCGGGCCGCTGAAGGCTGGTGAAGCCGACCGCAGCGCCGAGCAGGGCGACGAAAAGCAGGAGGTTCCGAAGCGGGTGGCGCATGGTCTGATCTCTCCCTGGTTGCTCGTCAGTGGACGGGGGAGCCGGCCGCCTTCGGCCGGCTCCCGCACCCGTTCCGTTACGACGTGATCCCGCGCACGAAGGCGTCTTCGAGCGTCGGCATCGCGTCGATTTCCGCGCGGACGATGAAGCCCACCTGGTTGGTGGCCGCGTAGAGCTCGTCCAGCCGCTGGATGTCGAAGTTCAGCGCGATCGCCATCCAGATGTACGACAGATCGCCGAGGACCATCAGGTAGTTGCTCGCCGTGGCGGTCCACGCCGGCGCGTTCTCGTCCAGGACGTAGGGGAAGTCCAGGAGCGTGCTCGGCACGTCCACGAGGCCCATCGAGGGCAGCCACAGGTACTGCCCCGTGGTCGCCTTGAGGCTCCGGAACTTGGCGAAGGTCGTCCGGTGCATCACCCACGTCAGGTTCTTGTAGGCATCGCGGATGCTGTGCCGCAGCGTGATCACCTTGTCGGGGTCGAGCGCGCCGGTCGAGATGACCGCCGTGTCCCGGCCCGTGGTGATGCCCGCGCTGGAGGCGACGAAGATCCCCAGCGGCTGGTTCGCCCCGGTGCCCTGGTTCAGCGCGTTCGAGACCGGGTTGCCGATCTTGTACGCCATACGGTCGCGGATCAGCGCTTCCATGTTGAGCGGCGAAGCGCGCATCAACTTCCGGGAGATCAGGAGCAACTTGGCGATCGGCCACGGGGTGAGTTCACGCTTCCCGAAGGCCATCGTGACATCCTGCCCTCCGGTCGCCAGCTCGGTCGTCCACGTGCTGTCCGACGGGTTGGCCTCGAGGGTCGGGACGCCGAGGCTCTGGGCCTGCGGCACCTCGAACTTCGTGGCCTTGGCGATCAGCGGGAACAGGTCGTCCAGCTTGCGGATGATCTGCGGCACGAACTCCTGCACCGGGACGGCGTAGCCGCCCTGGCTGGCCGTGCCCACCGAGAGGTCACGGAACTCCTGCGGCGCCAACTCGTAGCGCGCGTCCAGGGCCGTGAGGTAGGCGCCGAACGCCTTGGCGTAGCCGGGCTTGGCCCGCGCCTCGTAGCGGCTGATCACGTCCGGGTCGTAGCGCTTGCGCCACGCCTCCGGAGCCACCACCGCCTTCTCGCCGCCCTTCCCGCCGTCCACGTCCAGCTTCAGGGGGACGCGCTGGGGCTGGGCCAGGAACGCCTCGCGGCTCTCCAGGCTCTTCGCCCGCTTCTCCGCCTCGGCCGCCGTGTGCTCGGCGTCGTGCAGATTGGCGTGGAGCGCCTCGACATCGGCGTCCATCGCCTCGTAGGTCGTGGTCTCGTCGCCCGTGAGCTCGCGCTTTTCGGACGCGGCCTTCTCGTACATCGACCGCTGCTCCGTGACGAGCTCCAACATCTTCTGCCGCTGCTCGGCGACGGGCAGCTTGCCCCACTTCGCCTTCAGCTCCTTCAGTGCCTTCTCGTCCATGGCCCGCATCCTCGGAGTCAGAGTCGGACAACGCAGCGAGCACCTGGCGCGCACACCGAGCGAAACCGCCCCACGGGGGCTGGCCTCACGTCCAGTGCTGCGATCCAGGTGCTCGGTCGGGCGGCGTCCCGGTTGCCCAGGAGGTGCCTCGGTCGGCCACCCGATCCCCTGAGTGGCCCTTCTGCCTCGAGCGGCGTGGAATGCGCCGCGGGTGCGTCAATTGTCTACAGCGACTCTATTTTATGAGGTGAATTGCGCCGGGGCAAGACCGTTGCGGACATAAAGCGACAACCCAAGGGCGCCGAGGAGGCGCGCGGCGGTATCCAGCCGCGCGCCCGTGCGCCCCGTTTCGATGCTGGAGATGTGGTGCTGCTCGACGCCGGTTGCCTCCGCGAGCCGCTGTTGCGACCAGCCGCGGGCGCGCCGGCCTTCCCGGATGGCGTCCCCCACGACACGACGCGCTTCCGTCACGCTGCCTTGTCCTTGGCATCCCCCAGGATCTTCTCCAGCTTGGTCTCGATCTTCGCCTTCTCATCCTCGGTAATCCCCTCCGTCTGCGGCAGCCGCGAGAGTGCGTTGCGCACGGCGTTGAGGTTCACCGTCCCGTCGGGGTGCTTGTACGGCAACTTGAGGTCGCCGAACGACTTGGCGTCGGCTGGCGCCCACGCATAGCAGGACTTCACATGATCCTGCTGCGCCTCCGTCAACTCGTCCCACGTCTTGTCGGGGTAGAAGTCGCCCAAGGACGGCTTCTCCCACGACTTCTCGGTGGTCTTGGACCGCACGGTGAGGCCCAGTTCCCGCTCGAACATCGCCAGCCGGCGGCTCCGGAGGGCCAGCGGGACGAACGCCGCCGTTTCGGGCGGCATCAGCGTCTCCAGCCGCTTGAGGATGCTGCGGACGGTTGCCACATCCGGGGCCACGATGTGACGCTGTTCCATGCGCACCAGCGCAGCCGCCAAGTCATCCAGCCGGATGCCGGCCCGTACCGACGCAACCTCCAGCACGGGGTCCAGGGAGCGCTTCTCGGCCGTGCTGTCGGGGTAGGCCGGGAAGGCCACGGGAGAGATGTCGCGTAGGCGCACCTCGACCAACTCCCGTAGTATCGAGCCATCGGCCTGCCGGGTCGCCGGCGTCCGCACCGGGTCGAAGCCGAAAGAGCTGCCTGTGACATCGCGCCGCTCGACCCGGCGCGCAAAGGAGACGTGCATTGGGTCTTGGCCGTCGAGCTGCACATCGGCCGTCATCCCCCGCGGTTCGGAGCGCATCTCCATGGTGCCGTTGGACGGGCGTCCCAACACGAAGTCCGCGTTGTGGTTCCAGCAGGAAACGATGGAGTCCCGGTGCTCCTGCACCGTCTTCGTAAAGGCGGTCGAGCGCACGACCTCCGTAAAGTCCCCGATGGAGCGGCTGTGCATCTCCTCCGAGGGCTTGTCGTAGGGAATGAGCATATGGATCCGCGGGCCCTTGTCCGTGGCCTCCACGGAAACGTCGCCGTTCAGGAAGCGCCGCTCATGGCGCGGCAGTTCCGCCGCGAACTTCGCGGCATCCTCAGGCGACAGCGGCTGCGCTTCCAGGCTCTTCTCCATCGTGGACTCCGCCGGCATCGGCCGGCTTCGGGGGTTTCGGCGGGTTCAAATTCGGCGTTACCTGGAACTGGTCGAGGTCCGCGGGGCCGGGGTTCAGCCCTTCCTTGGCTCGCGCCTCGTTCGGCGTCAGCACGCGGTTGACGATGCCCATCTGGTAGGAGGTGAAGCGCGCCATGACATCGCCGCGGTCCAGGGCGTCGAGATCCGCGCGGACATACAGCCGCCCGACTTCCTTGCGGCCGAAGAGCTGCATGCTGCACCGCTGCTCCCACCGCACCACCCAGGGCCGGGCGTGGTTCTGGCGGAACTCCAGCGCCTGCTGCTCATTGTTGCTGAAGGTGTTCCGCGAGAGGTCGCCGAGCATGTGGGGCGGAATGTTGAGGATCCGCGACGCCTCGGTGATCTGGAACTGCCGGAGCCCCAAGAGTTGCGCCTTTTCGGGGGAGATGGTCGTCTGCGTCCACTTGAGACCTTCTTCAAGGATCAACAGCCGGTGCGCGCGGTCGATCCCACCGACCTGCTCGTCCACCTGTTTCCGGAGCCGCGACTGCGCCTCCATACTGAGCTTTCCATCCTTCGTCAGAATGCCAGTCGGTGCGAGCCCGCGGCCGAAAAACCCCGCAATGAAGAGCTCGCCGGCCAGGCCGAGCCCGATGGCTTCCCGGTGGAGGTTCGGCAGCAGTTCCCCGAGGATGCCGCGATGCGAAAACCCACGCACCCACAGCACCTCATCGGCCGGCAGCAACGTGTAGCCCATCATGCCGCCGCCCTGATAGTCCGGCAGCGTCACCCGGAGCCACAGGGTTGCGTCTGGATGGCGTTCCCATTTGCAGCGGTCGGGGTTGAGCGGCCAGAGTTCCTTGATGATGCCCCCATTATCCCGCACGATCTGGGAGGCGGAGCCGCCCCACCAGAGCGCGTGGGCCTGCACCATCTCGAAGAACTCCATCGGCGTCTGCTCGTCGTTCGGCTGGTTATGCACGATCCAATGGACCGGGTGCTCAGGACGTTCCACCTTGCCGCCTGGCCGCAGACCCTGACCCGGCGTCTGCTCATAGACGCTCCAGGGCAGCGAGCCCAAGGTAGCCGCCGAGAGCCGGACGCCCGCGGAGAGCGCGGTCCACGACAAGGCGGATTCCGGCGTGACATCGATGCCGGAGGTCGCGGGGCCGCCGTGTGCCCCGAGGAACAGTTTCTGGATCCAGTAGGCCGGATCCATCGGATTGCCGATCAGGACATTGATGGCCCGCTGCTCGTAGGCCCGGGTGAGGAAGCCGCTCATGGACCACCCTTCGCGCCACGCGCGGCGCCGGTCAGGCCCGTGGAGACCAGGAGCGCCCCGGCCAGGAGCCACCCCGCGGGCGCGTACACCATCGCAGCCCCCCGAATCAGGGCGCCGGCGCCAGCTATCGTCACCACGTCCCAGCGGTCGAAGGGGAGCCGCTGCACGGCCGCGGTCGTCGCGTGCCAGAGACGGGAGAGGAGCCGCTTCATCCGAACACCAGGGGGCCGCGGGACTCGTACACCGATACCTCACGCTCCACGACCGCCCGACCCATGGCCAGGATCAGTGCCACGGCGGGGTCGATCTTGTTCTCCGGCCGGTCCTTGCGAGGGAAGATGTTCCCGTTCGGGTCTTCCCGCACGGTCACGTTGGACAAGCCCCAGGCGAGCAGCGGATCGCCCGTGTGGTGGAAGCGCCCGGCCTTGACCGCCGCCTCCAAGTCCTTCATGGCCGGCGAGAGGTACTGGACCCGCTGCGGCACCTCCACGATCTTCGTCTCCTCCAACCCCGCCCGCTTCAGGGGGTCGGTGAAGGCCCGGGCGTTCCAGGGGTCCACGCTCACCGTATCCAGCCCCTGCGCCGTGGCATCCTGCATCAGCTCCTCGGCGGCCCGCTCGTAGTCGGTGTCCGTGCCCTCGGTGCCCACCAGCCAGCCCTCGCGCTCCCACGCCCGGTAGTGCTGGTTGGCCGGCGCGTCCACCGTCGCCTTCGGAATGTAGTGGCGGGCGAAGGCGTAGAAGTGCTGGCCGTCCTCCTGGCTCTTGCTGAAGACCCGCACGACCGAGGTCAGGTCCAGGCGGTTCGCCAGGTCGGCGCCCACCGCACAGGGTTCCCCGGCGAAGTCCTCGGCCCTGAGGCCCGGGTCGGCGCAGCGGTGCCACCACTCCATATTCATCCAGGCGTCCCGCGCCGTCACCCAGACGTTGAGGTGCTTGGTCTTGAAGATCCCCTGCTCGCGGCTCGAGGCGATGGCCTTCTGCTGCTGGGCCTTCAGGTAGGAGCCGCTCACCGACACGTCGAAGTTCGGATTGGCCTTCTTCAAGGCGGCCACCGAGGTCCAGTCGTCGGCCTCATCGATCGTATAGATGATGCCCCACAGCCGGTCGTCGGCCTGAATCCCCTGGAGCATCTTCTGCACCCGCTCCCGCAGCGCGTAGCACGGTCCGGCGATGTTGTCCCCGGCCGTGGTGATAACCAAGGCCAAGGGCTGGCGCCGGGCGCCCATCCCCGTGACCATCGTGTCGTACTGCGTCGAGTCCGGGTGCTCGTGGTACTCGTCCGTGATCGAGAGCGACGGCGAGGCCCCGTCGCCAGGCTTCCCAATCACGGGCTCGAAGCGGCTCCCGGTGCTGAGCACCGTCATCGTCTTGGCATGCACCTCGACGCCAAACTGCTCCCGGAAGTCGCGTGTGCGCTCCGCCATCTGCTTGGCAGGCCGGAACACCTCCCACGCCTGCTTCTCGGACGTCGCTCCGGAGTAGACCTCGGCACCGAACTCCCCATCCGCCGCGAAGCAGTAGAGGCCGTCGATCGCCGCCTCGGTGCTCTTCGCGTTCTTCCGCGGCACCTCCAAATAGGCTTCCCGGAAGCGCCGGAGCCCGCTGCCCTTCTCCACCCAGCCGAAGACGCAGCAGCGCCGGAAGCACTGCCAGGGCTCCAGGTGAATCAGGTTCGTCCTCCCCTTGACCGGCAGCGCCCAGTGGCCCTTGACGTGGGGCATGTGCTCCGCGAAGCGGCAGGCGCGTTCCGCCTTCGCGGCGTCGAAGCGGTAGGGGAAGCCCTTGGTTCGCGCCCGCGCCAGGTCGTCCAGGTGCCGCTGACACGCGAGCCGGACCCACTGGCAGGCCGGCACCTTCCCCGCCACCACGGCGCGGGCGTAGCCATGCGCGAAGGCCGCGTAGGACTTCACCCGAGCTCCGAGAAGGCGTTGACCCGGTTACCCCGCGGCTTCGGCACCGTCACCTTCGAGCGATCCGCGGGCGAGAAGCCGAGCCGGCCGTAGCAACTGACGAGAATCCCGACCTCGGCGGCCTTAATCACGCCGTCCCGCTCCTTCTGCCGGAGCCGGGCCATGGTTTCCAAGATCGCGCGGTCCGCCCGCGTCAGCACCCCCGGAGCCGCATCGTTCACCAGCTCCATCCAGCGCGCCCGCTGCGCTTCGTTGAGACAGGTGGGCGGCGCGCCAACGTCCGGCTCCGGCTGCGGCTCGTTCTCCCGCGCCCGCCGCCGGTCCGGGTGCTTCCGGAAGGAGCCGGTGAGCTCCAGAATGGCGCTCGGCTTCCGTGGGCGTCCCATTATGCCACACCACCTGTGGCATTTTGTAGCGGGGACGTGAAAAAAGAGACACCACGGCGGTCTTGGGCGGCGTCCGTGGGAGGCGCGACCTGCCCCCCCTGATGGGGATCGCGCAATTCCTTGCGCGGTTCAGTCACCGGCCGAACCCTCCGTCCTCGGTCACCGTGCGGTGCGAGTGGTGCCGATGGCAGAGGCCGCGGAGGTTGCTGTCCGCGTCCGTGCCGCCCTTACGCTTGCTCACGATGTGGTCGACGTCCACCGAGAGCTCCTGGCAGTCCGGCCATCGGCAGGAGGGGTCGCGCTTCAAGATGCGGGCGCGGAGCGCGGCCCAGGCGTGGCCGTAGCCACGGGCGGCGGCGTGCGGTCGGGTCGCATCCTGTTTCTGCCGCCAGGCGCGACGGTGCGCCTCGCAGAAGTGGTCGGGCGCGTTGGTCAGGATACGGCAACCGGAGCCACGGCAGGGATGGAGCGGGCCGTTAGGCATCAGGCGAACTCCGGTTCCCAGGTGGAGGCGTGCTGGTCCATCAGCACGTCGAAGATGGGCAGGCGCGTGAGGACGGTCGTGGCCTCAGCTTCCCGGTTCTCGTACAGCGTGCCCACCACCATCAGGAGTGCTTGGCGGATCATCTGCGGCACCGCACCGATGCTCGCCACGCCCGCAACGTAGGTCACGGTCACCGCGTTGGGCACGTACCGTGTGGGCGTCCAGTAGGTCGGCACGTCTTGGTTGCCGGTCAGCGGATCGATGCCGAAGGGCAGCAGACGGGCGATGGGCTGATGATGGGCGTCCACGATGTACTGACTCGTGGGCCGTATCTGCGTGTTGCCGTTCATGTCGATGTACTGCACGCTGGTGACCGAGGTCAGGAGGTCGGTCAGGTCCAGGTTGCCCGTGCGCGGCAGCGGCAACGCCCAGCCGGGGAAGCGTGAGAGGTTGAGCTCCAAGGTCTGCTGCATCAATGCCTTGCAAAGCAAACCTTCCATCGTCTCGCGGGCCGTCACGATGTGGGATTGCAAGAGCGCGTCTTCGTCCGCGATCGAGACGCCGCGCAGGTGATCCTTGACCTCTTGAAGCGTCACCGGCTCCAGCGTCGGCGCGACGGTGCGCCGCAGCGCCCACTCGATGGGGAAGCGGCGCCAGTCCTGAAGCATGGCGATCGGGTTACCGAAGGTCATCGGTTGTCCACCCGGACCACGACGCTACGGTCCAAGGTCCGGCCCTGTGTGGTCGTGACGCGGTTGCGGACGCTGTAGACTTGACTCTTGGTGCCGGCGCTCACCACGGTTGAGGCGACCGTATTCGTCAGCGCGCTCAGGGCCGCGGTGGCGCCCGCTTGCGCCCCACCGACCGTGAACGCGACGGCCACACCCGTTCCATCGTCCAGCGTGAAGTGATTCAAGTCCGGCGTTGCCAAGACCTTGCCTGCGCCGACCACCGAGGGCGTCGAGGCGGTGCCAATGAGCGAAATCGCGTCGCCGATGCCGAAGCCATGCGCCGCGCAGGAGAGTTGATTGGGAATCGACGGATCGGTGTGGAGCGCAATCGCGGTGATCGCCTTCGTGGGCGGCGTGCCGAGCCCCAACGCCCCGTCGCCCGCTTCCACGGCCCACGCGCTCGTCAGCAGCGTTTCGCCGCTGTTGAGGTCGCCGGCCCAGTCGTAGCTCAGGCTCAGGACTTCATCCGGATCCTTGAGGCTGACATTCATCGCGTCGGCGTGCCCTGGCGCATAGGCATAGGTGAAACGTTGACCCGCACATCTCCTCCCTTTTCAGTTGTTCTGCAAGACCGCCGCCGCCTCGACCGGATCGCAGCCTGCCGCCGTCGCGCGGAAGCGGACCAAGCCGGCGTTCCTCATACCATCAGCCGCCGCGACGACGAGCTTGTAGTCGCCACCCGTCAGCTCAATCGCCGGGGTATTGATCGCGGCGACGAAGGCGCCGCTGTCAAGTGCAAAGCTACAGGCGGGCGTCTTGCCCGTCGCCTCGGTCACATGGTCGGTCAGCTTCATCTTGAACACCAGCGTCAACGTCGGCTCGTTCTTGAGCCGCGCGAGCTGATCCTTGAGGCTCATGTCGTCTCCCGTGCCGATGGTGCTCAGGACGCCGCCCGAGATCGTACTGATCGCCGCGTTGAGGTTCGTGTTGATTGTCGGATAACTGTCGCCGCTCTGGCTCACGTCGATCGACAGCGGAAGTCGCTCCGCGTAGGTGTCCGTCTTCGCCGCAGCCGGCATGAGATTCAGCGTAGCGAAATCCACGCCCGTGGCGAGCATGGCATCCGGGAGGTCCAGGCGGTAATCGCCCGCCGCGTTCGCGGCGCTCAACTCCTTCAGGCCGCCGGCCGCGAACGCGCTGTTCACGGCGACGAGATTACTCAGGGCCTGCACCAGGGGCGCCGCGGCCCCTGTCCGGAAGTAGTACATCGTCAGGTCGGCCGCGACGAGGCCGGCGACCGCCGCGCCCGACTTCGTGAGATGGACGACGATGGACACCGACGTTGAGCCCGCGCGGATGCCACCAAAGAACTTGTCCGACATCAGTCCTCCCGGAAACGACGGGACGCCCGATCCACCGTCAGAGAGACCGAGCGTCCGAGATCAGCAGCGGCGGCTGCGCCGTGGGCTCGAGGGGCGCGTTGCAAATCAGGCACCGCTCAAGCCGCTCGTCGGGGTCAGCCTGCCACCCGCAGCGGGGACAGCGTTGGAGCTGCATGGTCGTGCCAGATACACAAACGCTAATCTATTGGCTTGCCGGGGCTTGTCAACAGTCCGCGCGCTCACGCAGTTCCGGCCCTCACCGGCCCTCGGCCGCCGCGGGGGCCGCCAGCTTTGCGTCTTCAACCGCCAGTACGTTGTCACCCGCGAGCACTTCCACGACCCACGCCGCTGCGCTCGGAACCGGCAACGAATTGGGCTTGGGGTCGCCCCGTTTGTAGTGCGGGGTGTACTGCGCCACGAAGCCGTGCCCGTTGATGTGCTCGACTGCATCACGCAGACGAGCGATGCGCCGAAGAAGTATCCTTCTCACCTCGTAGTAACTCGGCACTGGCCGTTCGCGCTCGTCCGGCCCCAACGGCGCGGCCCGACGGTTCCACGCGGCGACGGCTTCGGCCCCAGTGACATAAACGACCGGGAATCCCCCGATTAGTGCGCCGCATCCGATGCACTGAACCAGCGACCCGCCCCACGGCGCGACCGCGCCACGGTCCCCGCAGAACGGGCAGGGCGCGGGGTCGGGCCGCCGCGAGCCCGTCACGGAACCGCCTTGCGCTTATCGCACGCCTTGAGATACGCGACGTTGACGCCGGGGTGGTCGAGGTGAATGACGATCTCGCCGTCCTCCGGCTTCACCTCGCCCGTTGACCACTCCCGAATGTCCTTGAGGCGTAGCTTCGGGTTACACAGGGCGACCCGTGCGTTGACGGTGATTTCGGTTTCTAGCGTGCAAAGGCTCATCGGTTCTCCTGGTCGGTGGGGTCCGGCGTGGCCGCGCGCGGGAGAGACAGTTCGCGTGCCCGCTTGCGGACGGCGCCCAGCTTTCGCAGCCAGTCGCGTGGGGCCTCGGCCAGTGGCACCAGTTCGTTTGCTCGTGGCGACGGGCGCGGAATTGAGGTGTAACCCGCGAGGTACAACTTCGCCTCGTAGCAGGTGTAGACGTGGCGCGTGGCAGCGACCTTGACGAATCCCTCTTTGTGTCCGCCACGCTCCCACAACTTCTTGCAATACGGGCACCAGAAATGGGCATAGCCGATGCGAAGCGTAATTCTCTCGGGAATTACCCTCACGTCCGCCTCCCGGCGCCGCTCACGCGACAGCCCGCTTCCGTATCGAGGTAGGCGCGGATGAACTGCGCCGCCAGCGGCGCGATTATGGCGTTCCCGTAGCCCCTCAAGCGTCCGACCCGGTTGGGCGTGCCTTCGATGAGCGGCGAGAGGGTGAACGCTTCGGAATCTCCATTGCGCAGGTATCCCAGCAAATCGGCAGGCCCATCAGCCACCGTGAGAAGCCGGGATTGAGTCGGCCGGGCTTTCCCATCGCGGCAGGGGAGCCAGACGAGATCGGACCAGGGGCCATCGCTTGCGCCGTCATCCCCAGCGTCATCCCGAAGCCGTTGCCGTTCCGACCCTTCGCCTTCTCCTCTGCGCGGCGCTCTAGCATCCGCTCCGGGTCCGCGATCTCGAACTCCTGCGCACTCGGCGTCGGCCAGGGTGCCACCAGCGCCACCGTCTTGCGGCTGCTGTCCGTGTTCCCCGCCTCGTTGTAGTCCTCCGTCGCGGGACTCAGCCACGAAGTACAGCCGTTGCCGGAGGTGCGGTGCGCCAACCCCCGCAGCGCACAAATCGGCCGCCCCGACGGCGTAGCCCATTCCTTCCAGGTCAGCCGAAACAGCGTCGAACCACGCGACGCCATCCGGACTCGCAACCTGCTCGCCAAACACGACTGGAGGGCGGCACTCGCGGATGAGGTCGGCCCATCGAGGCCAGAGATGCCGAGCATCTGCTGTGCCCCGTCGCCGGCCCGCAGCCGAGAACGGCTGGCAGGGGCAACTCCCGGTCCAGACGGGCCGCTCGTCGGGCCATCCGGCGAGTCGGAGGGCGTAACTCCAGACGCCGATGCCTGCGAACCAATGCCGTTGCGTGTATCATCGGACATCATCTGGCTTCACCTCTGCGATGCTGCGGGAGTCCACGTCGCCCTCGGGAATGTGTCCCGCTGCCATCAAGTTCTTGAGCCACGCGCAGCAGAACGGGTCGATCTCGTTGTAGTAAATCACTGTGCCTGACGGGCCTCGTAGAGCGCCAAGTAGGCCGCGGCGATCAGCGGCAGGTCCAACCCGTACTTCCGCTGGAACGTCTGGATGCCGTGGGCGTGCTGCTCGGCGTGGTGTGCGTGGCACCCCGGGTAACACTTCCCCCGGTCCCGCTCCGGCCCACGCGGCAGCAGCCGCTTGCCGGTGATGTGACAGCACTCCGAAGGCGCGGATTTCCCGCAGACCTGGCAGGCGAACGTCGAGATCCATGCGCGGTACTCGGGGTCGCCCCGCTCCGACGTCCTCCGAGCCTTCAGGGGCGTCGCGCGCTTCAACCCCGCCCGGTGCCCCCCCCGCCGCAGGGACTTCCGCCCTCTCAGTGTGGCGTGGCGCGCCAGCGGGCCGCTGCGCTTCATGCGGTCGTCTCGCCGGAATCGGAGCCGGCCGGAAGGGCACGCCGCATCGCCGTGTCACCGCCGAGCGTGCGCGAGTAGTCGATCATCCGGCCGAGTCGCCCACTCTCATCTCGCACGAGGATGTGCGCGAAGAACGCCTCCGTCATCGTTTGCATCCCGGCCGCCGCCGCTGAACAGGCTGCGTCTACCCAGAGCACGAGATGCCGCCACGCGACACGTTCAGATTGCGCCAGTTCGTCATCGGTGTAGCCCGTGATGACAGGCGCGTTCCACCGTTGCCCGACGCGCCGCTGCTTGTCCGGGGCGATGCCGGTGAGTGCCTGAGCCACAGCGAGTACGTCAATCTCCAAGCGCACCGGCACCTGGGGCGCATCCTTCCGCGTCGAGTCCGGCACGCGAAACGTGATCGTCGCCTTGTGCGTCTCGTAGTCGCTCGCCGAGGCGAACCCCGTGCAGCCGTAACGCCGCAGGATGCGCTCCAACTCGGAACGACTGTTGTTCACGGGCGTCGAGGTGTTCGCGGACTTCACGAATCGCGCGCTCATCGTTCCCCCAGCGGCGTGACCGTCACGGTGATGGAATCGCCCCAACAATCGCGACACCAGCGTTCCGCATCCTCCGGGGTCTTGGCGACGATCCTGCCCTCCCACCGTTCCCCGTCGGGCCACTTCACGGAGGCGCGGTACGTGGGGCAGCCGAGGGCCAGGGAGACGGGGATCACGCGGGCTTCTCCTGCGCCGCGAGCGCCGCCCGCAATAGTGCTGGAATGTCGAGCGCCGAGTAGAGGAGATGCTGCGCCGTGAGTTCCCCACCAATGGTCGTTGCCATCATCGGAAGCAGCATCTGAGCGAGAGCGTGATTCGCCGCGGCGATCATTCGCGCATCGGGCTCGTCGCTGACCCGTCGCAGGCCGGCGGCGTGCAGGATCGCCGCGACGTGGGCCTCGTACCAGCACCGGATGGCATCTTCCGTGAGATAGTTGTGGCCGGGGTTCCTGGCGCCACAGGAACACGACCCGTACCAGGGTGCGCCGACCACTTGAAACGTGACACGATGTTCCGCCAGCAGGGCGGCGAGGCCGGCCGGGGGCGCGTCAGGCATCGTCGAACATCCCGAAGACAAAGGCGTGAACCGCCTCGCGCAGCGCCTCTTTGATGAGTGGTTCGACCCACTTCCGATCCGTGACGTAGGAGGCCACCGTCGCCTCGATGTCTCCGCGCTTCGAGAAGGCGATGTGCTCGGCGAGTTTCCGTATCGCCTCGTCCACGGCCCTCGGTCCAGCAGCGCGCAAGGCGTCCTCGGCCACGTCGAGCGAGAAGCGGTAACCCGTCCGCATCGTCGGCCCCGACGAATTCGCCTCAAGGTCTGCCGCCACAAATAGCGGCCCGCGCATCGGCACTCTCAGTGGTTCGCTCACTTGCCCTCCAGGGCCGCGCCGAGGGCGGCCAGCGCGTGCGTCGTGGCGGCTTCTAGTGTCGCGAACTCGGCGCCGCATCGGTAGTGCCACGGTTCGGGGTACTGCAGCGCCGCAAGCTCGAACTTGAAGGTGGCGCGATGGACTAGGTATGCCTCCCGCACCCCCGGCACATCCGCCAGCTCCACCGCCCCAGCCGCGTTGGCGGCGGCGAGAGCGCGAGGGTAATCGCGTAGTGATGAGTCGAGCCGGAGCACGAGTTCGCGTGCTGCCGCCTCGACCATTGCCTCATTCGGCGGGTCTACCACGATCAGGTGTCTCATCGGGCCGCCCGTTTCCGCCCCTTCGCTCGCGCCGCGCGCTTCCGCTTCGTCGCCTCGTGTCGAATGCGCTTTACGGCCCGCGAGATAGACCGTATTGCCGCTGGCACACCCTTCAGTTCAACAATGTGCTTGGCGGGGACGCCTGCCTTCAGCGCCTCCTCGCGCGACTCGTACAACTTCCCTGTCCGGTCATCCATTGTCATTCGCTCCCTTCTCGGCCTCGGGCGCCGCGAGCGCCACGATCAGGTGTCTCACGGTGTCTCCTGGCCCATG